CAGGGGCTCCTGCGGGAACTTCGGGAAGAAGACCGCATTCACGTCTGACACTGGGATGCCTTCGCCCGGTGCGATGTCGGAGAGGATCTCCGGATCCACCGTATTGGCGTGGGGCACGTAGAAGAAGAACGGGTTGTTGATCAGCTCCTGGGCCTCGTTCACCATATTGACAATGGCGTTGACCTCAAGGTTGATCGGGGTCAGCTGCTCGCCAAGCGACCTGCTGTACCATCTGTCTGAGATCCGCAGGTAATGCGCGGCAGCGAACGGCCGACGACCATGCGGGAATAGCTCCTCCAGATACTGGACCTTGACAGCCTTCTTGAGGCAGGCCGGGATCTGGTAGATGACCTCTTCGTGCGATCCGTCCTTGGCCATGTCCTCGGTCGCGTAGACCTCGTACATCATCAAAGCGCCGTCCACGTATGGAGCATCCGGATCGTCGAGCGCACCGCGCCCACCGCCGGACGACGGGCTCTCCCCGGCTGCGTGGTCCTTCTGGCGAGACATGTTCCGGTCTTCAGGTTCCCGCTCGGCGCGGTCCGCTGTCCGGGTAGCGCTCTCGAGAACTGACCAGTCTTCCTCGGTGACTTCCCAGCCTTCCTGATCAACACGGATCTTGAACTCATCCAGGGTCAGCCAATACCGGTGCGTGACGCGGGGGGACTCTTGCAGATCCCAGGTACGGTAGGGCAGAATGAGGTCTTCATATTCAATAACATCGACACGTGGCCGATTCCTGTCGATGATTGGCCTGTAGATGTACAGGTCCACTTCATCCACGAACTCACTTTCCGCGACTTCGACCAGTATGTCGGCGTATTCGCGCCGGTCCTCTACGAAGTCGATCCGGAACCGAGAGCCGATGGCATCGCGTACGGGTGCCATGTCGTCCATAGTGCCGTCATCCGGCCGTATATCCGACAATCCCTGGAAGTGATCAAGCATGACCTCCAAGAGTGTCTTGGACCTGGGCTCCTCGACCAGCTGGCCGGTGAAGTCGATGTCGCCTTCGTTCCAGTCAGCGGCCCGGCCGGAGATCTCAACGGTGTTGCGCTGCGTGCGCTCCCAGTAGATCTTGACGGCAGACACGCCGTCGAGCAGCATGTTCCTGAACCAGCACTCCGTCACGTCATAGAACTGAGGGATATCAGAATCAACGGCCCAGTTGAGGAACGTCTCGTTATTGTCAGTAGCCTTCTCGTCGAACTCTTGAGCAATGCGCTGGACGTGGACGATGGGGTCCGCTCCATGGAACGCGTTGCTGAGCTTCGGCACCATGCCCTCAACCTTCTCCTCCAAGACTGGTAGGTGGATGTGAGCCATCCCCCGCCTTGAAGCAGTCGCGCCAGGGGTGCCGTAATACAGGTTCCGGGCAATCTCGCGCTTGGCGAGAGCATGCTGCCGGTCCTTGATGTCCTGCTGTATTAGCCGCAGGAGATCCTTTCCTCGGCTTTTAAGCTGCTCTTCAGTCAGCTGGATTGTGATGGGCATGCCCGCCTCCTAGTCCACAACGACGATCTGCACTACAGCAGTGTTCGTCGTATTCTCGTTTTGCAAATACAGATGACTGAACGACGCTCCGCACAGCATCATTGCTTTGCTCACGTCGATCAGCACTGTTTGATTCTCGACCCCGACCTTGATGGTCTGACTGGCTTCGATCAGCAGGAACTCTGCTGTGTCGATCCCACCCATGTTGTATTCCGTGACCACGGTCATGTTGGTGGCTAGGACAACCCTGTCCGCCGCATGCTCCCCATAGGTCTGCGAAGTGGGAGCATAGTGTTGGGAGTAGAGGCTGACCCCATTCCGCGTGAGCTTGATCCGCGCAGAGGGTTCGACTTTTGTGATGTCCGCCATTGCTGTCGGTCCTTTCGGGTCATCATCGGAGACTGCTGCTGGCCGGAGAACATCCCCATGCCACCATGATCCTCATTGTACCGGTCGCCTTGCCTGCGCATTTCGTGGTTCAGCGCTTTATAGCTCAGACCGTACTGGTAGATGTATCGGATGCAGTCGATGAAATCATCATGATTCTTTCGAACCTCTTGCTTGTCCCCCTTCAGCTCCCGCATCTTAGACGAGTTCCAGTCGTCCCAGCAGAAGTTTAGGAAGTCATGCTTTACGTGCTGACAGGTGTTGAACACCACCAGCCCAGGCTCGGACCATTCATTGTGAATCTTGAGCCCTTCATGGATGGCGTCGTAGCCAGCCTGGGCATTTCGTTTCTTCGCTATGGCGCACCAAATCTGCTGCTCGTTGAAGAGCTTCCAGACTGTAGAGCCGGACGTGCGCTCATTCTCGTTGGCGCTGGAGTCGATGATCCGCATGACTACCGGCTCGGCGTCCTCGCCTCGGAACCAGCGGCCCTGCTCATCCTGCGACCATCCCTCCATCTCCTTGATCACTTCCGCTACGTCCTTCACGGTCTTCAACCGATTGTCGTAGAGGTCACGATAGACGAACCATTGTCCGTCCGGATTGACTGCTGCCCACAGGACCGCGATCGGTTTACGTGGGTGCGGGTCAATGATACATACCCTGGGCCATGTATCTGGTATGTCAAATGGGTCCACCCAAAACGGCGGTTCAGGATCCCACTCCTTGTAGATCCGGCCAGCGAGGTGCAGGAAGTTGCCATGAAGGCGTGCCTCCAGCTCCTCCTCTCGCAGATCGTTGAGAAACTCCTCAATGTCCTCTCGACGTAGGTGCCCGCCCTTGTCCTGGCAGTTATCCCATATCGAGAACTTGAACAGTCGTACGTGGCCGTCCGGGTCGTTGGCCCTACCAGCAATCACATCAGCGATCCATGGCTGGGACAGTGGAGTCATTGTCATCCACATGTGACCCGAGAAGTCAACGAGGCCACGCTTGAGGCCAATGTACTTCGCGTAGTCGATGGGCTCGTCCGCCCACACCCAATGCCCGTTCGTACCCTCAAACGCCATGTCATCCTGATCGTTCGACATGAAGTGAACGACCGAACCGTTATTCCAGAGCATCTTCTTCGGGATGCCCCGGTTGTCGCGCTTGATCTTGTACTGCCCGCGTGGGGCCCATTCCTCAAACTTCGGCCAGATCGTCTGGACGATAGCTTGCTCGAAGTTCTGTGCGATCACGCGTCCCACGTTCGGGACAGGGATCCGCTCCCCGTTCGCTAGGACCACCCAGTAATTTGGATCGTCCTTGGGTAGCCACGGTCGGTAACCCAGCGAGTGCGCGATAGCCTCAACCACCCCGGCCACAGACTTCCCGCTACGGTTGGAACCGAGAACGAGCCGTACTGTGGCGTAGTCAGCGGCGTGAAATACGGACTGCTGACCGATGGGTTGGTAGAAACTGATTTTGCAGTGGTCATGTGCCTGCTCCAGTGCGGTTAGCTCTTTCCAGAGGCTAGTCAGCTGATCCTGAAGTAGTGCTGTTTCCTGCTTGGACATCTTGTATGAGCCTTTCCATGTCCACCGTCATATCCACTTTGTCGAGCTTGAAGTACTGCTCGGCATCCAGCTTCCTGGGCTGAATGTGAATGCACGGCCGGATCCCCTCTTCACGACATTCAATTGCGATGTCTGCTACTTCTTCAATAATCCACTTACCGAGGTCGGCGTAGTAATCCTTTTTGCTCGGGTTGAGCATCCGCACTCGCGTGCGTTTGGTATTGCATTCGTGCAATACGATTGCGGGCCTTTTCATGCTTAGCTCCCGGGGTTATCGAAGTCCAAGGGTACATCCTCGAACTGCGCCTCCTCTGTCTCGACCTGTTGTGCCTTGACGAGCAGATCCTCTGCGGCTTTCTGTTGAGGGCTATCGCGGAACTCCACGGACAGGAACCTCAGATTCTTGATCTTTCCCTTGATACCTGCGGTTAGCTGAGCGATCGACTCCGGGGTCATCAGCTCAGGCATTCCACTGGTATCACCTTCCAATCGCTGTCGCCACTCCTCGAGCACCGGCAGCTTGTCCACCATGATGGCCGCGCCGATCACCTTCTGGTTCAGCGTCGAGCCCATCCAGATGGGACGGCCCTGCCTGTCGAACTTCAGTTCGCCCTCGTCGTCTCGCAGGTAGCCGGATACGAGGTCATCT